CCCTTTTGACCCTTTTCACCTTTCTGACCCTTTTGACCAACTTCACCCTTTTGACCTTTCACGCCTTGAAGAGCAGAATTAGTGATAGTTGACTTCTTCAGCTTTCCTGTGTCAGAAGCATCTAGGATTAATAGGAAATCATCACCAACTACATTAGTCGACAAATCGGTTCTATCGGCAATGGTTCGACCATCGTCAGTCAGTATTTCGTCATAGTTACTTCCGTCTTCAGTCAACTCCCATATATCAGAAGTTTCATTCCAACGAATATCAACATTAGCAGAGCTGCCGCGATTTACGTTTATCCCAACATCTTCACTAGGAGCAACACCAGAAGCGAGGTCGCTGTTTAATGTAATTTGATTATCAGCAACATCGAGAGTAGCTGTATTGATAGTTGTAGTTGTGCCAGAAACAACCAAGTTTCCTGCAATATGTACGTTAGCTGTTGTTCTAACATCATCTACATAAAGGTTGCGCCAAGATTTAGTTGGGCTACCAAGGTCGCGAACATTAGCTGCGTTTGGAACTATGGCGGTGTCAACCTGACCTGTGATTGATATCAGATCCCCAGAAGCATTACCGAGATCAACGTCTCCGCGAAGATAGGTTTGATTTTGTACAGCTAGGCTGTCAAAACTACCTTCTCCTGTACTAGTCACACCGCCAGGAATGGCTACTGAATCGTGGAATACTGTATTAGCATACACATCCAAAGAGGATAGTCCACCATTAACCCACATCAAATGGCGGTTGGCTTCTGACAAAGCAGATCTATTTTCACCTATATTCACGGAATGCGCATTAGCAGTTAATGTTCCTGCTACCGATACCACAGTACCATTTGCTCCGAGGTTTAAAGTATCTGGTAAACCTACAGTAACTGTTCCGTTCGTCCGACTGACTTCAACTTCATTTGCTGTTCCACTAACAGCGAGAACTGCGCCTGTAGTAGCATCTTTAAGAGTCACGTCACCAGAAGAAACATCGAAGTCACCGGAATCAAAACTAGCAACACCTTTGTTTGATGTTGAGGCGTCTTCACCAGATATAGAGATGTTTCCGCTTTCTGTGTGTGTTACATCAATACCTTCCCCGCCAGCCAATGTTAATGTGTGCGAGTTAGCGGTAAATGTTCCTGTATCAGTTGTAACATTTTTAAGTACAGAATCTTCAAGTTCAACTGCGCCAGATGTTACGTTAAAGTCCGCAGTGGCAAAACTAGCGATACCCTTGTTGGTAGTAGTGGCATCTTCGCCAGATATAGAAATAGTATTAGCGGAGAGTGTTATATCAATTCCTTCGCCTTCGTTAACATTCAACAAAGTACCTAAATCGACATCAATATTGGAACCAGTTCCGTTTGTGCCAAGCTCGATATGATCATTTTGGATCATAGAGTTTAGGATGCTGTCTGTAGCTACAGCGTTATTCGCATGTATCTTAGCGTTAGCACTGATAACAACCACACCATCATTAGAAAGTGCGCCATCAATGTCAGCTTCTTCAACGTATAGTTTACGCCATTCGTTTGTGGAAGAACCCAAGTCATACGCACCATTAGCGACAAGGTGAGAAATTATTCTAGAATTAACTGCTAAAGTATCAGAATCGCTGTCACCGATAGTGGCGTTTGACCCGAAAGATGCTGTAGAAGTAATGATTAGGCTGTCTGCGGCAGCGTCGCCAAGATTAACGTCACCATTAAGATTGACTGTGTTATTAAAAGTAGAAACGCCATTAAAGATTGACGTTCCGCCAAATGTCGCGGCACCTGTGGTAGCTTGATTCGCAAACTTACCTTTAACTGTGATCACATCAGTCTGAGCGTCACCCAAAGTGATGTTACCATTAAGAGTAGTTGCCCCATCCACATTCAAGGTGGTGTTTAAATCAACCGCACCATTAGCGGTAATCGTAGTTGTAGTCAAACCATTGAGAGACGAAACGCCATCCACATTCAAGGTGGTGTTTAAATCAACCGCACCATTTGCTGTGATAGTTGTTGTGGTCAGACCATTTAAGGTTGAATTGCCATCAACATTCAGCGTTGTATTTAAATCAACTGCGCCATTAGCGGTAATAGTAGTTGTAGTCAACTCATTAAGGGAGCTAGAACCGTCAACATTTAAAGTTGTGTTCAAATCAACTGCGCCATTAGCGGTAATCGTAGTTGTTGTCAGCCCATTAAGAGTGGTTGCCCCATCTACATTTAATGTTTCGTCAAAGTCTACAGCAGCATTTGCGTGTAGCTCTCCGAGAGTTGTTTTGCCAACAACGTCCAAAGTAGAATCAAAATCTACAGCACCTTCAACGTGTAAAGTCCCTTCGGCAATCACATTACCATCAGAGTCTATAGAAGCAACAACAGTATTTGCGTTGTCAGTAATGACAAGTTTTGAGTCGCCAGCTGCATCTGTCAGCTGTAGGAATAAATCTGAATCACCAAGGTTAGCGTCACCAGCCAAGAAGATTTCTATAGCATCACCGTTGGCATTACCGCCAGTAAATCTTAGATGCGGGGAGTCGAGAGCCTCGCCGAAGCTAGTGTTAGCACCAGAAAGAATAAGGTGAGCGGAGTTTGACGAAAGGTCAGTTACATCTCTCAGAGTAAGCGACTTGAACGCTGGCGTGTTCGAATTGGTATCTATGCGTAAAAATTGACCTTGAGAACCACCTGTCACACGAACACGGGATATATCGCCAAGAGTTACAGTTTCCGCACCAGAAGTTGCGAATGTAACATTAGCGTTGAACGTAGTGTTGGCATTTACGGTGAAAGTCTTTGGGTCTATAATTGTATTGGAAGCAACAGTAATAGTGCCGCCAGTTAGTGTAGAAGTATTGCCACCTTTAAGTATATTTGTTCTAAATTCGTTAGCTGAGAATGTTCCCTTGATGTGCCCATTACCTACAGCGACACCGCCCCTGTTAGCGGATCCGTCTCGAGCGACCGTCACCACATTATTACTAATAATTGTAGCAATATAGTTGGTATTCAGTCTCCATGAATTGAAACTACTATTCAGTTCTGTGTTTGAAACATTAACTGTCATTTGAAATTCTCTATTCTCTTAATGGTGGTATTACTTATTTATTAGAGTTGTCAGCATGGATTTTATATCACCCATGTCTTTTTTCAACTCTTCTATTTCTTTTTGCATTGCCTTTGCTTTTTCGTTTCTCAGTTTCAGAGTTTGGTACTCTCTGTCAGCATTCTCATCAAAGAAAAACACCACACCCGAGTCAGGATCTTTCCTCAATTCGGGGTGGTTTTCTACATGCATAAGTTTCATATTATATTATATAAGGTTGAGAGGTGACTTATGGGTAAATATGCTTATTGCATGAACCTCAGGGGAATATGCAGTCCCCTTTCCATCAGGTCTAGTAAAGACAACCTTTAATTGGTATTCGTCTACACCATGATGTACTGATCCATCCCCAGAACGATAAGAGATAACACCATTATTACTACTATTTTCGCGCACCACATTAGATAGTCCTAAGAAGTTGTCCCCATCATTATTAGCTGACAATCTATGATGTAAGAATACTCTATCATTTCTATCTGATAATGTGGAATTCTGTTTTGGTGTAGTTGAGTATAATGTCAACTGAGTGAAGTTCTTATCTTCAATAGGCTCTGCGTCGTTATCATTTCTAACACGAACATAAAGCTGAACGCCACTTTCGGCTGGCAAATACGCTTGAGTAACTATCTTCATTCTTTCTGATGCGGTACTACTCACATCATTAGTGGCTCTTGTCACGCCAGAAATATATCTAGCTTCTGCGCCACCTGATGGGAAAGTTTCATTCGCAGTAGAATCATTAATCCTTTCTCTAGAAGCATTAACTGTGACGTCATCAGCATCAATAATAGGAGAAACTCTCGCATCGCTGGTAGAGAAAACACCGCGAACTAACAATGACTTATTGGAAGAATTAGACTTACTGTAAACCCTTTTCTGGCGGTTCTCAAATTTAGCTGATGTGCCGCCAGTTACAGGAGACCAAAAAGGATCGAGAGATCCGGTTGTTGATGACGCTTTAACATACCAAGACAATTCGGTCTCTCTTGGTATTCCGAAAGATGTGTTCAATGTTACTGAATCAATCTTGGGATCGATAATCGCATCAACTTTCGCAGAGGCTCCAAATTGCTGACCGCGAATATATTCGGAAGCAGCGAATCCTCCGGAAGAGTTGTCTAGGCGTATTCTACCGAAGTCGGTATTAACAAAAATCAAATCACCTGTAGCAGTAGTGTTCGCAATAAACGAACTCGTGTTTCCGCACCAATCGTTTGAGGCAAGGTACAAATGATCATTGTTGGCACCAGTTGTGGTGGGGTAATCCTTAAACGCATCAATTTTAACAGTGACGCTACCAGAACCTGATGCTACGATTTTACGAACTGTTCCTGTCGCATAACCAGAATCAGTGATTTCACCAGCGATGGCAGCTGTTCTTGATCTTAGGTGGTCGCCTACAGAAATTGTTTGGTTGTTAGCAAAAGTGAGTATAGACTCTCCCCTGATAGATTCGTCCATCTGGAAACCAGTAGAAGAAGTTGATCCACCTGTAGGCGTGATATCAGAAATATTCAGGAAGTCTAGATCTTTATTTTCAAAGACAAACGAGCAATCCGTTCCACCCAGATCAGTCTTTGTGGAGAACGTCTTATAGGAAATATTAAACTTCAAATACTCGTCAACCAAAGGAGACCAGACTGATCCAGTCGCCGAACCATATAATTTCTTAACTTCTGGGGTGACATATGCGCTAATATTCGTAGACTTATCTCTTCTATTTTTTGTAGCAGACCACAATTCAAAATCCGTTCCGTCTTCATTTGGCAGAACAGTAAGAGCATATGTTACGTTCTTTGATAAGGTGACACCAGACTTAAATGTGAACCTCGTTTTAGTCGTTCCATTAGAAGAAACATTAATAGAGTTTCGGTATATTGGGTCGCTTTGAGTAATAAGTTCTGTGGTTGGTCTTCCCCTAGAATCAGTTCTTCTGATTTGAATTATCACAGAAGCGTTTGAGTTTGATGGTCTCTTGGCGAAATACAAATCAACATATTCTAAATGCGGATTGTTGACAGTCACAACAAAAGATTGTGACAAGAAATCTGGGATCTCTTCAGTAATTTGACTATTAGTGACCTTTGTCATCGAAGAATCAGCAGATATTTCAGTGCGAGCAATCTGAGTAGTCGCAGCGGCAGGGGCTTTCATACCTGAAACATTTGACGCTGCGTAATAATACTGACCGCATCTAGTTGTAGCTCCAACCTTTCCCGAACTAATGCCATTGCCATATGGAGGCTTAACATCACTGACTTCTAGAAGATGCTTATACCCTTTAAACTTCATGGTGTTGTCGTTTGGTATTTTAAAATAAAACGTCAAACTGCCAGCGGCATTTGTTATCAAAGCATTATTATAAGATGTTTTGTTATTGGGGGAGCAATATCTAGAAACATCCCTGCCATCAAACCGTGGCCAAACTCTGGTGTTGGGCTTTAGTCCGTTGCATTTTACCAACTGGGCTGTGTGCGCCTTCAGAGTATAGTTATTTGTGCCATTTACAAATGCTGAAACATCAGAGAACTCTGCCAGTCCAGTATAGTCTAACCCTGCCCTCCTATACTGTTGAAGCAAACTAGCTGATGTTGATGAGGATACTGTCATAATTGGATTCCTAGTTTATCCCTTTTCTATTCTTTATTTATTATGTACTACGAAGTTGTTAACAACGAATGTGTCGTCACCATCAACATCAAGGTTGTACACGGCAACAGTCTCTTCCCGCACCCCAATAGTTCTAAGTCTATCTTCATGCGAGGATTGCAGTTCGCTGTACTTAATTAGTTTGTCTCCAGCAACAAGCTCTGTAACTTCTAAATCTGGATGAAGCTCTTTAGAGGCAGACACATTGAAAGACTTCCAACCAGAAACTGTTAATACTGGGTGCGAATCAGTCAATTCTAAAGAATCATTGATTGTGTATATGTCTCTTGTTTCAACAGGCAAGTGGTGCAGTTCTAGCACCTGATTTATGCCTCCATCTAAACCCAAAACCAAATCGCCTAACTGGACATTCTCGATAGATCTATAAGTTCCATCAGCCATCAAAACTTGAGAGCCAGCAAGGAAACACCCGCTACCACCGAAGCGTCTACCCCTTCTCAATGGCGGTCTTGGTTTAGCTGCAGCCTTAACCGCAGGTTTAGGCTGGATTACTCTCGGGTTATATTTATAGATGTATGGTAGCATACCCCCAGTTGTAACATATGTGTAAGAGGTGCAAGCAGCTGGTTGTGACAGCTGTTGTATATGACAAATAGAGTGCGACAGATCCATAGTACCATTGTAGAGTTTGACGGGAGTAGATGTTGAGACTGTCACGGGTCGCCTTGTGGTAGCGAAACCTTGAGCCACTAGGTTATTTCCTCCATTTACTACAGTGGTGATTATGTTATCAGTTACAGTGGTATTAACACTACCAGAAGCCAACTCTAATTCTATATCTTCAAGAGTTGGTATAGCTCTCATCGGATCGCTAGTAAATGATAAATCAGAACTACGCAAAGTGTTAATCGTAGACGACGAAGGTCTTGGATCAGTAACGATGGAATCTTTTGGCGGCTCGGGCGCACCAATTGGGTCATCGGGTCGAAGAACGCTTGTTTTCAATGCTGCTATTTCAGAAGCATTCAAATTAATCAAATCGTGGTGTTCTTTAACCTCAGCCTCCAATCCTCTCAAATCTTCCATAGTGAATCCGCGATTGTCAGATTCAACTATATCAACCTCAACATCTGGCCTCTCATAATACATCGCAGCTTCTGTTGAAAGTGATGGATATGGTGGAATATAGATCACAGCTAAATTCATAGTTTCTGGATCGAGAGATGGAACAGAAGGAACTGGTTCCGCTGCGCCAGTTTCGATAACGATGTCACCCGTATATGATATATTGACTGTATCATATCTCGGTAAATATGACTGCACGTCACACTGAAAATTCTGATCAGGAGTCGGGAAGTACACGCCATTGCTATCTATATCAAACGTAGTGCCAGCCGATGGGTTAGTTGGAGCCACCGCAGCTGTTCCTGTTGCGCTTGGAGTTACAGTGGAACTTCTAATTGGTCTGAAGTCAACACTATCGCGGAGGTCAATAACATTTCCATCAGAAGTTTTATATGTTGGTATTTCAGCTGTGGTGATCGAACCTGCAGCTGTAGGGTTAGCGTCATCAATCGGATAAGAGTCAACACTCATATATCCGATACCATCCGATCGGTCTCTACCAAAGTAATTGAATTTGACCAGAAGCCCTTTATTTGTCGTGTCTAAGGAACTTGTAGCCCTTTTCACGAGTCTTGCTGTGTCATATAAGGAATCGCGCTGTCCATTATCTATATAAAAATCAGAAGTTACGTCTACACCATTATCTGTTGTTACTGTAGTATTTGCTCCCGAATGGACTGAGATCATTTCAAACGCATCAGAAACACCAAGCGACCATGGACCAACAGAACTATCAGTGTGGCTACCTGTGTCGATGTGGATATACTTATTTTTATTTACAGTTTTATTCGCTTGAGTTGCCGAGCTTCTCAAAAGATCAAAATAAACAGAAGCGGCAAACGTAGATGACAAATTAGCGGTTTGTAAATCAATACTATGGGCAGAACCAGTAGAAGTGATCGTGCCGTTCGACTGCGTGTCAAAGATATGTCCGCTTGGGTAAACCTTTGAGTGCGCTGACGCAGCATAACTCTGACTGGTAGAAACAGTCATTGTCGTAGCACCGCCAATATTGACGATCCTTTGCTTAGGATTCGAAGCGATTTGAATGAAGTCGCCAACAGAATATTGAGTAGTGAAATCCGCGCCAGCCGAACCTGTTACTGTCGCCCCAGTCTGTGCAGCCTCACCAGTCATAGGAGAAGTAGTGACTTCAGACTTGGCAACAATTATTATGTTTCTTTCATCTGGGGATGATAGAGGCGAACCAGTATCATTATTTGTTTCAGTACCGCCTGTGTGAGCTGTATTAGCTGTAACTGTAGCTGTTCCGCTAGTGCTGAATGTTACAGTTTTTTCAGTTCGTAGTACATATTGTGTCTGGGTGCTATCAGTCGCATCAGCAAGTTTTCTGGTTCCAGAACTTTGTATGGGGAATACTAATGTATTCAAAGTGGAATCTTGTAACTTCGCATTACCGCTGGTTTCTAAAACTATATCACCATACGAATCTGGACCAGAAGCATTATTAACATATAAAGATCGAGCATCAGAGAAACTCTTATCAGAATTCATCTTTAAGTCGAAGAGGTAAATTCTAAATTTGCCAGTTGCTGTTCCGGAAGTCCCGTCATGATACTGGAAACCGCGAACTTTAGCAGTACCAATCTTGGTACCAGAAACCGAACCAAGGTTGGCGTAGTTGCCAGTGATCATCTGTTGATCTGTGTCGTAGATGTCAACTTCGCGAAGACCCTGAAAATCCCATGTACCTGTAACTTCGTTACAAATAGCATAGCTACCGAAGTTCTGCCCGATAACAACATTTTCTTTGACTTCATAAGTTGTTGATTTAGAAATATCTGCGCGATAAAGATCCGTGAGCTCTGTTCTATAACCCTTAACATAACCAATCGATGGCTCAACCTCAATAACCAACTTATTGAGATCGCCGCCTTCGACTGCGGTATATACGCCACTGTTTACTTCTGTTTTTAAATGCTCTTCAACATTTACCTTAAACGGGGCAAGGGCATAGTCGCCCGATTCCTCTCTAGTTCTTAGAGCCAGTTCTTCTTGAAGTTCGCCGTATTGTGTATCAGTGTAATCTCTGATGACGCGACCACCTTGAATATCTGCCAGAGGCATAAATCCGACAGTATTGGCATCAGTCAACGAGCGTGTTTTGATTACTGGTAGGAGTTTGAGTCTAGAAGCACCAGGAGCAGAGAAATTAGTTGCACCAGAAGCATTATCTAATAACGAGGAATCTTGGTTAGAATCAATCAAAGACTCAGCTGTCTCAAAACCAACACGAACATCAGGAGTCAATGAATACTTACTCACAACTCCAATTTGATTTGGCGACCGCACAAAATGCCCTTTGTGATATACCGCACCCTCAGTCACAGAAGCACCAATACCAACTCCCGTGGCAGTATATGCATTAGCAGCTGCCGTTCCTATTGTGTTGGCGGCAACCATGAATTCGTTGTTTGACGAGTTTCTAAAGATTAGCGTTTCGCCATCTTTAAATGTTTTGGTTGCGTTATTTGCGCCAGAGTTTGTGTACGAAACAAACACACTCAGATAATTTGGAGCATTACCTTCAGAACCTTCTTCTGCCGCTATCAGTTTTGCCGTGAGACCTGTAGCTTCTCCAGTTACGGTGCTATTCGCGATCACACCAGCAGAAAAGAAATCATTGAGTAAGAGTACTCGGTTGTTAGCATCTTTATCTCGAAGTTTAACATACTGCCACTGTTGCAGCTCGAGGTCACAACCATTTAATACGGTGCCATTTGTCAGAACCTCAGAACCGAGACGCTCAACTTGATTCTGCAAAATAGTTTGCATTTGTGTGAGTTCTCTAGCCTGAACAGCGTATCCTGGTCTAAATAATACCCGATGAAAATTCTTTTCTTCATCGAAATCATCAAAAAATGGACTTTGGTTGAGGTTTGTCTCGATTGTCATTTATAATACCTTTAAAAATCTAAAATGATTTTAATATCTTCTATTTGTTCTGGAGTTCTTGATACTGCCCTAATGTTCTCAGTATATAGTAATTCGCCAGAGAATGTATTTGCTTCTGGACCTTGTATAGCTTCAACTGTAGCAACAGGAGTATCGCTTGTGCTATTTAAAATAATGTCGTCTTTTGTAAACGCCACGTGATTACTATAACTTTGTACACTATTTAGGTACACATTATAGAAGGATGCATCAGATTGCGTCTCATCTTCTCGAATATAAACAATATGAGCATTAGCACCTTGAACAGCGTTAGATAATGAATCAGCCTTTCTTTGGACAGAACCAAGAGTAGTTACAAACTCTAATGTCCCAAGTTCTGCGGCAAGACGATTTCTTTCATTAGTGATGATGTCATTTGTGACCAAAGGATTAACAGGGTCATTACCATCCATACTTGTGTATGATATAGTGGCTCTTGTGGTGAATCGCAAAGTGGATGGACTATTTGATGTGTTAGCGATAGACTCAACGGCAACATGGTTATTGTTTGCATCTACTTTAAGTACAGGGTCTTTCAATATGCTCAGAGTTCTGAATTCAGTATTTGATGGAATATAACCAGCACCCGTAGCAGAAACTCCCTCGCTACCGTTAAACTGTACATTCAACAGTATTTTGTCAGCGGCAAGTTCCCTAACTGGATTCGAACCATGGCCACCAACTGGCGAGATTATCGCGTTAGCAGTAGCACCAGTGCCGTGAATCCCGTTTGATGAAATGATCGCCTTCGCTCTGGTATACTGCGAACCAACACTAATCACTGATACATTAGCAATAGCACCTGTTACTGGATGAACACGGCTGTATGCTTGAGCGTTATTACCGTCACCAATAATAGTAACTGTGGGCGAGATTATTACTCTTGAGTCTGTATTTGGTGTAGTGGTGAATGCGGTGTTCACCGTCAATGTTTTTGTAGCACCAGACCACTGGACAATCCTTCTAAGCTGACCAACTCCAGTACCCGAAGATATGTAGACGCTCGACCCATTATAAAAACCTTGGATTGGGGAAGCACCGCCATCACCTGCGCCTGATATTTTAAGAGTATTTCTTCCACCAATTTCTACTACAGCATTAGCAACTTGATGGTAACCAGAACCAAGGTTAACAGTTTCTACAATCTCAATAGAGCCGTTCACCGCTGCGTTTTGTACTGCCTGCTGTCTTGTTTGTTCTGGTGAAGCATCGGGAGTCACAATATTCTTTACAGGCATATGAACTGATGTGAGGAACTTATCAGCCTCACCCAAAGAGATTGTGTACAAATACTTCCAAGTATATCCATCAGAAGTTGTAAATGGTAGAGTCGAGAATCCTGTTGGCTTTACTGTTGACGCTGACCCCTTGTTATTATAGAGGCACTTGTAGACGTTATACTGGTCAGTTAGAGCGTAATACTGCCTCTCGAACACACTTTTATCGGTGTCTCGGTACATAGAATAAACAGTACCTGACGTCCAATCATATCTAGGAACAACGTGTGATACGCTCCCTACATCAATTTTCTTGGCGCCAATAAATTTTCTGTGCTGTTCATATTGTAAATTCTGTTCAGTGTCTTCGACAAAATTAGGATTAGGTTCGTTAGTCCAATCAGTAGTATTGCCCATAACAGCATAAAGTATGACTGAATTTTTAGTTGATGATCCGTCGCTAGCATTCAATGCTTCGACAAAAGCCTGAGCATTATTGATAGATAAATCTTTAGTTGCGTATCTGTATAACATTAGGAAATTGATCCTGTCGTGTAATAAACATTAGCTGTCGCTACCCCATCGGCAGCCCACTGAATTTTGGTGTTCGCGAGAGTATCGCTCGATACTATATTTAGTGGAATACTATAGTATTGTTTTGGAGAAACTTCAATTATTATTGTGCCATTATTGGCATAATTTGATAAGAATGATGTACTCGTACCAACAATATTGAAAGTTGTATTGCTCAATGCCGCAGTACCAGAACCTTGAACCCTTGTACTATTATTAGCGGTAGAAACAATATCTACAGAAACATTTGAATGCGATTGATACTTACCAAACAACCTCTGTCCCGAAGGATGCACCAACTTCAAAGCAATTTCTTTATATCGGTCTAGAGCCAGAGGAGCAACAACTTGATAAGAGAATTCTTGATAGAAATTACTATCCTGAATATAACCACGCTTAGTTGATACGTGACTCCTTGATGATGAGTAATACCCTTCAGAGTTTGCTATATTGTTTAGTGTCAACTTGACAACAGCTTGAGTTGCATCAGGGTGATCAGATTCTTGTACTCTAACTCTCTCATTTTGAGAATAAGAGAACCCAGAGTCAATAACCCTCAGACCAGTAACAGTACCATTCGCACCAACGCTTGGTGTTATCTTTGCATTTTTACCGATAACACCCTCATCAACAACTTTAACAATCTTAGCGGTGCCGACACTTGACGTTGTTCTGGAGTCAGCCTCCCCAGGAATGACGGATGTTTCGAATTTCTTTATAGTCACGGTCGCGTTATTAGCAAAAGTGATATTTCCTGGTTCTCGCTGTAGGAATGGTTGCCAAATCCTTACTGTAGTCTGATATGTTCCGTTAGCAAGCACGACGCTCTGGGGCACTAAATTTGGACCAGCACCTGCTTTAACATCACCACTAGCACCTGTCGATACTTGGAATAATGCATCATTTGTGTCTAATCCATTTACTTGACTATTTGCTGTTCCCCAATTAATATCATCGGACTCTAGAGTAATGTACTGCTCCCCGATTCCGAGTATACTTATATTCGGCTCGACAACATTAACAGTTGGGGCAATACTAAATCCATCGCCACCAACTTTATTAGAAAGGTTTTCTATTGTTCCAAAAGTAGCAGTCTTAAACACTAAAGAATCGCTGAGTAGAGTGTGACGATTTTCATAAACAGTGTTTGATGACGTGTATGCCACATTAGCAATTATGGTCGGGGAACCAACTTTCCTAACACCGTCCAACTCTATGAACGAGGACATCGGACCAGTATGGAACTGGTTAGAAGTATTTGCCGTATTGTTGGCAGTAACTCTATATGTTGTTAGGTCTCTCCAAACACCACCCTTGCCATAAGCGGCTGTTGACAAAGCAGGGTTAAACGAATCGGAAACAACAAGAGTCGTATCGTCAGCCACGCTAACAACTCTTCGGCTAGATTGACCGCCCGACTTTATCACATCACCCACAGCAAAATCTGTCAAGAACGAAGTACCTGAACCAGTTACAGTATTTGCGGATGAAGAAATTGTACCAGAAAGAATAGTATTTGCTGTGGGGTTATATTCGTATCCGTATGGTATATTAGCAACAATCTTTTTAACTACAGCAAAACTGTGGATTATTTCATTAGTCTTAATCACATCAGCTGTATTAGCGATGTAACTGAATGGTGACTCTGAAACAAGCTCATCCCCTTCATTGATATTTACCGTGGTCGGGCGACCTAGCTGGAGAACGTGCCCACCGACAGTGTTACTTTGGAATGCGGATACTGTTCCGACTGACGCGCCACCAGATGTTCCGATCTTAACAGTTTCTGAAGTTGAGAAGTTTCTATACGTATCTACTCTAAACCAAGAAGCACCAGCGGTCGCATCAACAACTTCTGTTACGATAGCATTAGCTGAAGAAGTCACACCAAATAACGAATCGCCGAGACTAATTTGAGCACTATTAGCAATCTGTATTGCCGCATTAGTATTGTCTCGATAAGCACTATCGCCAGTTAACTCATCATATTCTGGGAAACCAAAACTAGCTGCCCCAATAATCGTATTGGCAAATGTGTCCATAATACCAGTGCTCGAATCGGCATATGTGACTTTAGCACCACCAGCACCATATATGTTATTCGCACCAATCAAATTGGTGTTCATTGATATCGCGAAACTATCACCAATATCTGGTTGCTCTATAGTAAAACTTGCTGGAGATTGCCCATCTCCCCCTGTGATAGAGATTAATGTTTCGCCTTGATCTGCACCGCCTATAGAAGAAGTATAACCTGATCCACCATCTGTTATAGAAAATGTAATCGAACCTCCGAGGTCAATAGTTTCAGTTACAACAACCTTACCGAAATCACCAACATCATCCGACAACAACTCAACAACGTCACCTTCACTATATTCACCGCCAGGAGATATAATTTCAATTTGCGCTATACCAGCCTCAACCAAAGGGGCATGACCAGTACCGCTAGGAACTTCGTCTAAAATTCTAACTGGCTCTAAATGATTAAACGAACCCCTCACATTAGAAACATTTATCTGCATAACGTCTCTGTTTCTAATCACACGACCAACTATATCTTCAACGAGAGCTTCAGCCCGAGACTCCTGACCTTGAATCGTTTTCCCGATAAATTTGTAGTTGTTAATGTCGTAGTTTGTTACAAGATACTGGTCGTGGCTCCAATCACCATCAGAAACTTTGAGCATTTGATCGGCAGGATAATATACTTCAACCGCTTCATTGTATATCGTTCTGAAGAGCAACTTATATGATGCGAGTGAACCACGCGTCACGTTGTAAAATTTTACATACTTAGCAAGAAGCCTTTTGTCGGCAGCAACTTCATGTGGAACAGAAGGGAGAAGAGTATCTTGGAAATATTGAATATACTCATCAAGGGTTGTGTTGATATCCCTAGTCCCTTCAAGATTCTGTATTGCCTCAGTCAACTTTCCATTTTGCTCGAGGTATTCATAATATGCCTCGATAAACGCAAGAAAGTT